ATATTGACTTCTCGATACTTCTTAATAACTGCATTTTGCTTTGGTTTATTCTTATTTCCGCCTTTAGTTGTTCCGCTGTTTGGTTGTTCTTTAAGTGTTGGATAGCTATTCCCCACCCATTTAACAATTGCACAAAAAAAAACCATCCACTATAAAGTTCTAATAAGCTTAATGTATCGTAATCTTTTAATCGTTTATTCAAATCTTCTTTGCTTTCATCCTTTACGGGATAGATGACACTAAGCATTTTCTTTAATAAGTCTAACCTCCTTGATTCTTGTGCTTCATTCATTAGCACTGTTAATTGATTCATTAAGCTCCACTGCTCATAACTTGCTTCACCTCCTATAATTTCAACACCGCTTAATGTTTTTATGCTATCAGTAATAGATACACCTCTTAATTTATCTATGGTTAAAAACTGGTCAGGTGTACTTAAAATAAACTGCGTACTATTCCAAATCACATTTAAATCTACAAAATGAACGCGTTTTACTATATCTTCTTTAGCTCCTGTGACTGCAATTACCCAACTAATTAGAAAGTTAATCCAAACACCTTCGTCTATTTCTTCGGGGTTATCTTGTATCAGCTCCTTAAACTCCTTATCTTGTGTATCCCATACTAATAAAGCTTTCTTAGCTATTAATACAGTACATTCACTGTATGCAGTTGGTATGTTATATCTTTGCCCGTCTATTTTTATTTTTTGCATAAGGTAAATATACGAAAAAACCCGTAGTTAATTAACTACGGGTTAAAGCTTTAGGTTGTTTTTAATTTTAAATACTATCCCTTAAAGGTAATAGCTCCTTTTTTAGCCAATAATTTAGCTTGTAACCCCGTTAGATTATACTTTTTTCCCTTTGGCATAAACTTACTTTCTCCAGTTGCTTCAACATCGTAATTTTTACCCTCTTCAAAATCGTAAATATCAATAACATCAACTGGTTTAATTACTTTCTCAACCTCTTTAGGTTTGATATTATCAATTCTTTTTTTAGGTATTCTTTTTTGTGTCATAATTTTAGTATTTATTTGTTCTCCTGTAAATATAATATTTTTATTACTTATGTTAAAATCTGTTTTCACATCCAATATAAAGCCATCTATTTCTGATAGGTTAATACTATGACTTTTTATATTATTTTTGTTTAAAACGCTCATGTTATTACCATCTAAACCCCTGTTTAGTTTACCGTACCACCCTAAAAAATCAATCTTATCCAAAACAAGTCTAGGGAAGAATCTACCAGCTCCAAAACCTTTATCTATGACTTTAAAATGACTTAAATATTGCTCAAAAGCACCGTAAAAATATAGATCTTTAAATCCAACTACCCTATTTTCTTTCTCCTGTATTAGTTTGTAATAATATTTAATCACATTCTCGCAAATAAAATCATCAGAACCTAATAAAACAACTGCATCCGGGTTGAATTCCCTTGATTTTCGCATCATTGCATTGTTTTTATGACTAACTGGGAAGTTTTTAACTTCGATATAATGAAAGTTTTTAGCTATTAACCTTGACTTTTCGCCCTCAGAACCTGCAATAACAACTTTAAACCCGTACTTCTTTGATAATTTATAGTAGTAATCTAATACTATTTTACTCAACTCTGGGCGTTGGTAGATTGCAATTATAAAAACTAACATAGGTTTATGTTTTAATAAAAAAAGGGGTGTTAAGTTAAACCCAACACCCCCTTTAATTTGTTACTTAATTTTTATTAAGTTGATTGTATTAATGCTTTCGCAGTAGAAATAGCACCTTTAACAAATGCAGTTCTATCATTGTTTTTAACAACAACAGCACCTCTCCATTCCGCTAAAATAGTTCTAAAGTTCTTAGTGAAATCATCATCTTCAAGACCTACGTCCATTTTAATACCATCTTTTTGTACTAAAATAGCTTTGTTAAAGTCGCCAATCAAAAACTCATCAACACCAACTAAAGTAGTTTTGATAATTCTTGTAGTGCCGTCCAACATTAAAGAACTTCCAATAGTAGATAGTCTCTGAACGTACCTTTTATCCGTAGATGTTACTTTTTCAGTTAGCAACTGGTTAACTACTCTAGGATGTAAGAAAGCATAATTAGGTGCTTCTTGATCTGCTTCTTCAATTTGGTTAGCTCCTGCAACTAAAACATCTATAATGTTTGGATTGTCTACTGAAAAACCAGTACCAGTAAAAGCAGTAGCAACAGTATAAACACCGTTTAAGTTTTGGTTTAAACCGTCCCCATTATACGCTCCACTTTCAACAGCTTTTAATAATTCTCTCATTAATTCTGCATTAATTTCAGATTCCAACAAGGCAATATCATCTAACATTTCAGTAGTAACCTTAATGAAAGCAGTTGTTTTTTTGATAGTTTCAGAACCAACAGTTAAATCAAAATCAATTTGGTTCTTCTTAGTTCCTTCAGCTGTTTGACCCGCAGCACCATCTTTATTAGCTTGATAAACCCAGCTAACAATATTGCTATCAGTAGAACGGTTAGACATAATATCCAACAAAGAGACCTTTCTACTTGCAACAACTCCTAAACCCTCTATTCTATCTTCAACTGGTACATTACCACTTAGAATATTAGCACTTGTCATATTGCCAACTGCTTTAACCGTAAAAGAAAAAGAACCTTCTCTAGAATCTTTAAACTTTTTTAAGTTATCAATATTTTTAGTTAACGAATCTTTCAATTCATCTCTAAATGACATTTTAGGTGATTCTGATTTTGTCATTTTAATACCCATTGATTTAATGGCGTCATTTAAAGCATTAAATTGCTTCTCTTGATTTTCAGCCAACTTGTTTTGCAAGTCTTGTAAATCAGATTTAGAAGCTTTATTTTCAATTGCTTCATTTTGTGCATCCTTCATCCCTTTGTTAAAAGTATTGAAGTGCTCTGCTTGTTTACTCGCTTCTAATTCTTTAAAGCTTTCAACTGTTTTTTCAATGTTACTTAAGTAGTCCTCCCACTTAGTTTTAATAGTAAATTCCATTTTAAATAATTTTAAGTGTTAATAAGTGTTAATCATACTCATAAAAGACTTCTTATTATCTAAAGTGTCATCAATAACGGCTTTATCTGTACGAGTTTTCACGTAGTTTTGGTAAAGTTTATCAAATTTATCTATATTTCCAAATGTTTGTATGATTTTATCTATATCATCCTCGTTATAATCCTTTGTATTATCGTTGTAAACTCCTGTTAGGCTATTACTGCCCATTGTAACGGCTGAGGTTTCTAGTTCTTTAGCTTCTTGAACTGCAAAAAAGTAACCCTGCTCCTCTACTTCTTTAGAATTGCCAATCATAGGTAGTAAAGATGTGTATAGCTTGTATGCTTCTTGGTCCTGGATATCATCAACAGCTAATGCAATTTTAATATACATCATACCAACACTATGCTGATTAATCATACCATTAGACATTTGAGAAAAGAATTGCTCCGATTGTTCTTTGTAAATAGCAACATCTTTTAACAACGCCATTGTAGATAAATCACTATCATAACCAAATGAATTAAACGTACCCATTAATTCATAAGCTTTTATGACTTTACCAGCTATTTCCGTTGTATAGTTTGCATGATCCTTAATGTATAACTGACGTTTATTTTCTTGAATAGATTTAGAAAAGCAACCGTTTAAATGTACGTCGTCGTGACTATCCATGTAATTATAGGTGTTTGCTATAATAGTACGGTATAATATTTCATCAGTATCACTAGGTAACTCAGCCTTATTAACTCCTTCACTTGGTAAAGTTAATTTAGGTGTTAATATCAAACCTTCTGTATGCTTTACGGTAGCTCGTTTAATGTTAATTAACTCCTTTTTATTTGCTAACTTATCTCTTATAATTTCTTTTCTATTCATATCTTAAACCTATTTCAAATTTTATTTGCTCTACTTCTTCGGGTGTTAATGTTTCGATTACTTTAGTTGCCACTCCAACAGGCATCTTATTCAACTTCTCACTCCAATGCTCATTTAAACTAACTATATTAGATTTATTGTAAATTAGTTTATAGTCTTTAGCAAGTAAGGGATTGATTTTATTAAAGAATGATCGTTGGAACTCGTTAATGATTAAGTCAGCCGTTGGAAGTATAACGTCCCTATAAGCAGCCTTCAAAGCTTCTGCATAATTAGCATATTGTGAAGCATCTGTATCGCCTACTAACTGTGAAGGGTATTGATAAACTCCTGCTATTCTTCGCACGTGCATTTTCTCTGATTCGATAAGTTTCAAATCATTAGCACTCATACCAATTTGTGTAAAATCTAAAGGTACTTGAGCCTGTATAACCTTATTCGCTTTATCTGCACCGCCTATTAACGCTTTTAGTTTATCTTGTAAAATAGTAAATATTGTATCGGGAATACGCCCACCATCTTTATTACCTTTAGGAGAAATGATACCAATTGCACCTCTATTTTCAAACAATGATTTTTCTGCTTCTGCTCTGTTATTACTTGCTAGTACGGTGTCCCAAACTGGCTGCAATGGGCTTAACCCCTCTTTACTTGATTTTCTTTTTAAATCGTATGGTAGTCTAATTATAATTAAGTCCTCCGTTGGTATTCTGTAACTTTTTGACCCATCATAGAAATCATAGTATTTCGGGTTTTCGTAGAATCCAATTAGTCTTTGCTCCCTTTGCATACACTGATTAGGAAGCACAAATAACTCATCAGGAATTAACCCATCTCCTTTTTTATGAATAAAAGCAACACCAAAGTTTAAAAGATTAACAGCTGTTAACCTCATACCTTCTTCGTGTCC